AGTCTGTCCTGGATCAATTGTCCCAGCTTTTTGTCCTTTGTGCGACCGTCGAAGCGGATGCCGAGTTCTGCGGCCTTTGCCTCCAGCTCTTCACGGGTGGGGGCTGCCTCGTCTTCTGGGGCTGTGTCCACGACTTCCACGGCCTGGGCTTCTGCCTGGGCTGCTGCCTCGGCTTGCTCACGCAGCAGGCGGTGGTTGATGCCGTCGATGGGCTTGGATGGTTTGCGCACCTTGACCGGCTTGCGGTTCTTGGCGTATTTGGGGGTGAGGATCTTGGGCTGCATCACTTGGCCTTTTTCTTCATGGGCTTGGCGGTCTTGGCGGCTGCTTTGAAGTCTGCGGCTGTGGGTGCGCCTTTGGCACCGGGCTTGCGCATCTTCTCTTTGCTGCCTGCTGCGATGCGTTCGCGCTTGGCGTTGATGTTGGCGTAGAGACCGGGCTTCATTTCATGGCCTTCTTGGGTGCTTTGCTGGGCTTGCCTGCTGCCTTGGCTGCTTTCTCGGCTGTGCTGAGTGCAATAGCCACGGCTTGCTTCATGGGCTTGCCTGCTTTCTTTTCCATCTTGATGTTCTTTCCGATGGATTTGCTCGAATAACCTTTGGTCAATGGCATGGGGTTCTCCTATTGCAAAAAGGGGGACCGAAGTCCCCCTATTTTTTTGCTAGCTTATTGATTAAAAAGCAGGATGCCGCTCATCTCGGGGTTCTTGTTGACCACACCGAACAGAGTGTCCATACGGTACTTGATGGTCATGCTGTTGATGTCGTACCACTTTTGCAGGACCAGCTCAATGCCTTGGTCTGTGCTTGCACGCATCACTGCGACGCCAGCGTCAGAGGGCACTGCGTAACGGCCAGGCAAGATCTCCAAGGAGTCACGCTGCCAGAACACGTTCACAGAAGCTGCGTTGACGTTCAAGAAGGTGATGGCGGCTGCATCGGCTGCGATGGCAACTTCCACGTTCTTGTACTGCAACTGAGCGTCTGTTGGGCCTGTGCCACCGATGGTTTGAGCACCGATGATTGGAGGAGTGATGGTCATGGTAGTGCCGGAGTCAACAGACACAACACGGAAAGTCTTCAACTGACCAGTGCTCTGCTTGGTGATGTGGTGCACAGCGTAGACCTCAGCGATCGTGAAGGCATCACCAGCAGCCATGCTGGTGGTGCTGTTCACGGTCACGGTCTGGAAGCGGTTGTCCACGTTGATCTGGCCGCCCACAGCTGTGGAAGTGGCTTGAGGAGCGTAGTTCGCTTGTGTGTTCGAACCGTTGGTGTCGATGGTCTTGCTAGTGCCAGCAGCAGCTGCCAAGCGGTTTGCGTAGTCCATCTTGTAGGTGTCGAAGCCTGCGACCATGCCGACGTAGCTGCGCTCGTAGGCTTTGTCCGACTTCTGGTTGCCGAAGCTGCGAGCAGTGCCGACCAGGTTGCCAGCCAAGCCGTTGTAGTCGCGGCTGGACAGGGCCATGAAGCGGTCATAGTCTGGAACGCCTTGTTCGTTCATGATGGTGTCGCACAGGGAGACGTCATCGTAATCGCCAGCGGCAGCTGCGATTGGAACAACCAAAGAACCGAGGTTGGCGGCAGAGCCCATGATGGCCACGTTGATGTCGGAGGCCAGCTTTTGCTTGGCGCTCTCACCCAGACGGCCTTCTTGCAAAGCGTCACGCAGTTCGAGGGCAGTCATTTCCCATGGCACTGTCTGGCTGTAGCCCAGAGTCGCGGGGACGGCCAACTGAGTCATGCCCTGGTATTGGCCAGCGATGCTGTTACCGGGTGTGCTGTTGATCGACTGAGCGATGTAGGGCTGTGGACGCCAGATGGTGTTGTTGGCGCGTTCCATCATTGTCTGGTCTGTGTTGTAAACGGCAACGTGACGGGACAAAACCAGCGCGTCCTGGAAGCCTTCGAGGAGGTCTTCAAAGGCAACGCGCTCTTCTTTCGAGAAACTATTGGACATGCTATTTCCTTAAAAAATCATTTTTGAGATGCTGCACGCTTTTGCGCCTTGTACTGGATGACCTTGGTCATGTTGCCAGTACGGGCAGCTTCTTCGCGCAGCCGTTCGAGGGTTGAGTCCACCGCCCCAGAGACTCGGCCAGTTCCTGACACGATTCTTTCGGGCGGCGGGGCTGCCTTGCGGTTGGTAACTTTCAAGTCTTTCTCCAGTTTCGCTACCGCAAAGGCAAACTTTACGGGGTCTTTGATGGCGGCCAGCTCTTGCGCCTTCTTGGGGTTTTTACCGAGTGCGTAGACGACAAGGGCGGGATTATCCGCGCCTTGCAGCATCACGCCTTGCTGGGTGACGTTGAACAACTCCTGGGCCACGGCCTCGGCGTCTTCAAAATCCTTGACTCGCAGCTCGGCTCGCGCCTTACCGTAGCCATCCAGTTTGGCTTGCCAGGCTTTCTGCTGATTCATAACTTCAGCTTCTTGTCTGGCGTTGACCTCATCGGCTTGTCGCTTGCGCTCAAACCAATTGGCCAGTGCTATTTCGAACTTGTCGGCGTCGTAGTCGTGATCTTCCAACTTTGGCTTTGCCCCCAACATGACCGGCTTGGTCTCAGTCTGTGCGGTGGTTTGCAGCTTTGTTTGAAGTTCGCGATTCTGACGCTGTAGTTCGCGATTCGTCTTGCGCAGCTCTCGGACCCATTCAGGTGCGTGTGCTGGCTCTTCGGGAGGCGGCGCTTCCTCACCAATGGAGACCACAACCTCGTCAGATTCTGCCTCGTCGTCTTGGGTTTGGACCTGCTCACCATCCGCTTGCGCGTCGGGCTGATCGGTGACCTCGTCCTCGATGACTGCGGTGTCGTCGTTCGTGGTGTTGTCGTCCTGTTCTGCCTGTGTGTTCATCGTTGACCCTGTGAAACTCACCCATTGAAACGGCTGGGTGGAAACCGTTGATACATTTTCGCTTGTTTTTTGTTTAATTTCAATCTGTGCGAATATTGAGTGCGATCATTGCCACATCGAATAGCCAGTCTTTAATCTATTCCTGTGATAAAATTTTATAATGAACTTATCACCAATAGTCAATACAGACATCAAGATGACAGCCAAAATGCTTGAGGCACTTGGGTTGCATGAGACTCGCTGCATCGTCACTGGCGTCCATGAGGTCACAGAAGAATCAGTCAAAAAATTCCTGACTGATCGGTATGGCGAAAAGTTGGCAAGCACTTTTGATCCTAAGTTCTTGTTCAATATCCCAAACGCTTGAGCAGATCTTCACTGATTACCCCAGCATAGGGCTTCATCTGTAGCGCCCTGATGTCGGTCTGACCTGGCTGCGCTGGATTCGCAATTCCTCTGGCGCGAGCAACTTCCGGCATCAATTCAAAAATATTCCGGTCTTCAATCAACGTGCCAATGCCTTGCCCTGGCACGCCTCTTGGGTATGAAGGATGACCAGATTGCAGCACTACAGGCTGACCTGCAAATATCTCTCCCACATTCATCACGCCAGCATCCTGGGCAATTAACTGCGTAGGATCTGCAACAGACAGTCTTGCCTGTCCAATGTTCAGGCCACCTTCGTTTCGGAAGTTGACATCCATCATGCCCTTTAATGTTTTACGGACTTGATCTGGTGCATTCCTGAACTGCTCAACACTGGCAGGATCAGAAACTCCAACCCAATCAGGAATAAATTTTTTGATTGACTTGTCCAATGACTTCTTTTGCTTTTTGTTCATCGCGCTGTCAGCGTATGCCAGCATTGTCTCGCCAGTCATTGCTGCGAAATCTCCGCCTGTTGGAGCCATCCGCCAAGGCAAGAACAACGGGTTCTGACCTGTTGCGGCCTTGATCTCATTGGCTCCTTTCATAATCACATTGACAGGATTTTGAGCAGATGCCCAAACCTGGCCAGGATTATTGAACATGAAGTCTTGACCGCCTTTTAGCTCGACAGGTCGGTTGAATTCAACATCATTGATGCCGATCAAATTACCTCCAGCAGCCGTCCTGTCGGACATACTGGTAATAAATGGCCTACCCTCAAAGTCGACTAGAGAAACAGCTGGTTTCTCCGTTACTCCTGTTTTCACTATGTTCGGAACAGTGGAGCTAATCCTGGCCTGCTCCAGAACTCGGCTATCAAACCGTGGATCAAAAGCACCGATCTCTTGGCCACCAGTTTGTGGGCTGGCGTCAATCTCCTGCCGCCACTTTCCATCTGGACCCTTCCATGTTCCTGTTTCCTTCCATATTGTGCGGGGGTCTGTGCCAATGTCAGCAAGAATTTTGGCTTTGGCCGCAGCTATGGCATCCCATGTGGAGGATTTCTTGCCCATCATCATGCCGCCGACCAAGGGCGCTGCCATTGCTGCAGTTTTGGCAACTCCACTGGTGGGCAAAAAGTCCATGAATGACATGGCAGCCTCTGCAACCTCGGGCCTTAATTTGCTTGTTCCACCAATTCCACCAGCGCCAGTGGTAAGGGGTTCGCCATAAGCTAATCGGTTCAATGTTTGGCTGATTGCTGGAGCGCCAAAAAACTGAGCAACGCCTTGCATCTGCTGCGTTCTCTGTGGGGAATATGAAGCTGCAGCAAAGTCGGACAAATAGCCAAGAATTGGATTTCTTGGCGTTCCCCGAATAAAGGCTTGGCTAGGGTCTTGCGCTGTTGATGCAAGTTCTGCCATGTTTAGACTCCTGGCTCAACGATCACTGTGGTGCCTGGTGTTGGCTCAATCTGACCAGGCGGAACAAGATCAGCCATCATCTTCATGGCGTGGTCTTGCGAATCCATGTCCACATTGCTGAGGGTCTCGATTGTTTTGGCTCGGCTAAGTTCTGCGTCGGCCACAGTCTTAACGGTGCTGGCACGGGCTTGGGCTGCTTTGGCTGTTGCCTCCTCAGCTGCGGCCTGCAAGTACATCGCGTTCGGGTCTTGCGGCTGGCCTTGCATCTCGGCCATGAGTTCTTGGGCCTCGTCTTCGGTGGGCTTGACAACACCCATGCGCAGGAGCTTCTTGCGGAAGTAGGCATTGGCGTCGCTGATGCCCTCGCCCTCCATGTTCATCATGGCCATGGCGGTGATCACTTGCTGAGTCTCTGGGTCTGCTGTGATCTGGAGCATCCCAGTCAAGGCACGGACTGTGGCCTCGCGCTTGCTGGTGCTGGATGGTCCGACTTCGGCCACGACGTCAAAGGTGGCAGCGCTGAGATCGTTTTGCATAACGACTGCGCCTGTTTCCTGGTCGATAGTCGGTTTCATGAGTTCGATCATTCCGGCCTCGCCTGTGGGAGCGATGGTCTTCATCTTGCGCTTGTCTTCGATGTAGACCTCTTTGGCCATGGAGAGCCAGATCTCGCCACAGCGCTTCATGCCCTTGGCAAAGTTGCTCATGTAGATGAAGGCCTGCATGTCGACGCGAGTCTGGATCATCTCCACGGCTTTGCCTGACATGCCGCTGACCATCTTGTCGGCCCCGGCTGGGTTGCCC